CGTCCTTGCGACGTTTGTCAGACTTCTTTTCCTCTGGCTCATGCTTGATTTCAAGCTCACCATCATCGGACTTCTTGGCGTCAGCTTTCTTTGCTGCATCATCCTTTTTGTCATCGTCGTCATCATCCGATTTCTTAGAGGCATCAGCCTTCTTTTCCTCTTCCTCATCGTCGCAAATCTTATTCTTTGGCACGGTGGCGTCGGCCTTCTTGTCGTCATCATCGTCATCATCTGACTTCTTGGAGGCATCACTCTTGATAGGATTTTTGCTGCCCTCACCTGTCTCAAGAGCATCCATTCGACTTGTCAACGCATCCATCTTCTTGATCGCGTCGGCGAGCATCGAGTCTACCGATGCTCCACTGCTTCCTGCTGCCATGATAATTCTCCTTTGTTTGCAGCTTCACACCTAGTAGTCTCAACGAATCATAAGATCCCGTCTTGTTATGAAACGATCAAGACGGTTAGCAAAACTATTAAGACCATCAACAAGAGCCAAGATACCGGGAGGGATCGCTTGTAAATCTGGTGCTGGCTCAAGATCTGCTCCTTGAACAGGAAGATCTGGTACAGGCAATTGATCTGGTTTCGCCGTTACAGTCTTTTCCTGTGGTTCACCTGTCTCTTCAGAATCGATACGAATACCTGCGGCATCACCGCCTTTATCCCAGACACCCTTCTCACAAATTGCCAAATGATCAACAAAACTTGGTTTTCCTTCAACTAAAAGAGTATCTCCATTATCCAGTTCTATATTATAATTCACTTTTGTATCACGGAAAACGACACTCGGGGAAGTAGAAAGTTGTGAATCCACGATCATAGAGACTGCTTCTTTATCGTAAACACGAGCTATTCCCCAAACATCCTCCCCCTTTACATAGGGAACAAACATTGTTCCAACAATTCGCTTGGCAAATTCATCAGAGTTAAGAATCTGAGTATCTGGATGCTCCATAATAATTGGAATGCCATTGCAACGTTGGAGAAACTCAGGAGTAAGATATATGGTGTCACGTCGGTATACCCATTCGTTAAGTTTAGGACGATACGAAAACCCTGTTCCACTAATTCGCATATCAACTAAACAAACATTCTCAATATACTGTGGTGAAACTAGTTCCTCATCCCGAATTGCTTCTGCAATCTCTAATTCCGTCATTCCCTTTATCTTACGCAAGGCAATAAGACAACCGGGGTGCATCTGTAGACTTCCGGCGTAATTTGGATCTACCCATACGTAAGCATCATGCTCATGGTTAAAACGAGGAACAAATTCATCATCACAATCATATAGAAAAGTAGTAAAATCACATTCGTCTTTGACCCTTCGGCATAAAAGAGTTCCTGCGTGACCGGCTCGATAACCAGTTTCCTCCATACACTCACGAACTGCACATTGTTCGATGGTTTCATGATCTTTTTTAACGCCACCGGGGAAGGCCCAGCCTTCACCATCCGTACGACGGCAAAATAAGATATGTCCTCTTGGAGACTTAAATAAGATGCCTGCTGCGATAATCATGCGGCTCCCGGCTCTCTAACTTCTTTCGGATGAGGATTGCTCGGTTGCATATTATCCTTTGTCCGTGGTTTTACCTTCTCAGGACGACGCATTGATCGTCTACGCTCAAATGCATCTAAACGTGTTGACAACGCATCACACATAGAGACTAACTTTTTGACGTCAGGTGCTTCACCTCCTGTGAACCCCATATGCTGATTATCATCACTACGGGCTTTACGTTGAGCTATTCCAATTGCTGCTTCTTCATTATGTCCAGCTTCTAGCAGTTTATTGATATTCTTATTTACAGTTTCTTTTGATTTACCCTTTTCCAACGGCACACGGTCGGCTCGATCTACACCAGAAATCTTACCTGCATTCTTACTAGCATAGAAAACCTGTTCGCCCTTCTTAGCGCCATACTTCTCAACCATAGCTCCTTTGATTTTTTCACCTTTTTCAGTCAGTGGCATATCACTCTATTTCCTTATCGCCACAGTCACGTCTACAGATTCTTCCCGGCCATCCTTATGTGTGATCTGAAAATTAAATTTAAGATCCACATTAGGTTCAATTTCCCCATTCATCAAGGCTTCCCACAAATCAAATTCTAATTCTGCGAGTGCTCGATCAATTCTAGGTGGTAAATTACTTTGGATGGCCACGTCCTGCTCGACCTAACCGGGTGAATCTTCCTTGCCGATTTCGTTTGTACCTTAGTACAATTTCTTCCCAACTTTCTTCTGGTTCTTCTTTAATCGTTAACTTCTTAGCCAAAGATGTTAGATCACGTTCCGAAACTTGATATTTCCGCCTTAAATAACTTAGAGACTTTGCAACCTCACTTGGCAGCGCCATTAAGATGTTCCAAAAGCTTTATGACTTGCGCCTCAGATGCCTCGTCGGCTCTGGCCATCTTTACCTTTGGGATCATAACCTCACGAGGATCAGAACCACCTCCAGGTTTCCCACCACCTCCAGGTCCACCACCCATCATTGATGCATCACGTTCTTCTTCATCTTGTTTTTCCATCTTCTTAAAATTCTTCAACAATTTCTGATAATCTAGGTTCAACGGGCTAGAATACAGAAGCTTATTGTTTGTAACTGCATCAGCAAGCCATTGAACAAGCCTCGCTTTATTCTCAGGATCAAAAGAAAGTTCCAAAATCTGATAAACAGAAATAGCAGCTTTCATCTTAGTATCATCAACCTTAACTTGATCTGAATCTGGCTCCCTTAAATAAGAGGGCCATACCGCTTGATAACTGTTAGTCCATTCATAAAAAGCTTGTTTATAAGTCGTATCCTCATACTTCTCTGGAAATTTCTTTTTTAACATCGTGAAGAATGCTGGCGTCCAAGCCCGATGCATGACAATTCGATCCAAAAATCTATATATAGGGTCCATAGTTTCACGTAAACGGTCCATATATCTGGCGACGGCTTTTGCATCTTCAGAACCTTCGCCGAATCCTTCAGCAAAACTCTCTTGGGTAAGGAGCTTGACCGGCATGTCGACAGCGTTCGCAATGTTTTCAAGTATATTACGTCGTGCGAGGACATGAGGACCCTCCAGGTTCTGCATATTCAACGATTCGATGCCTTCGTCTGGCGTGACGTTGATTACATTTCCTGTCTCAGCTTCTTTTATCACAGACCGCTTGAAAGAAGCGGCCCACGACATAATATTATCAACGAAATTGCCGGGTTGTTTAATCTTCGCGACAAGAACGCCGACTTTGGTTTCTACCAGATCGTCTGCAATAAGGCTTTTGATATAGGATTTGAGTGGATAAAAAGCACGCTGATATGCACTCCGACCCACAAAGCCAAAAGCAGAAGTAGTATAACCGAGATATATTGGTTTTTCGTTAGTGACCGTAACGGTTCTCGAAGCATGATAGATGACTCCATTCACCGAAATTTGGCGATATTTCATAAAATCCATGGCATTTGGATTTTGATTTAAAACTAGACTTCCAGAAGTATTAAGAGGATCTAGAATGTTGAAACTAATATTGAGATCGGGGAGATCCCAATAATCAATAGATTCATTACTATTGACTCCATCTACCAATAGTGCAATAGAACCAATGCCATAAATCCGACTAACAGTAAGGAGATTATGCACAAGATAATCACCAGCAATGTTTCTCCATTCGTCATTAAACGCATCTACACAGTACTCACTTGGACTGTCAGGAACTTTAATAGTTCGCTTTTGCGCCATCGCGAGGCTGACTGGACCCTCTACGATTCGCGCTCCAAGCGGATGGTATAAATAAATTTCTTTGCATGTTTCATATGAAACTACATCACCGGGAACAATATCAGGCGCACACAATAGCTCTTGAAGAGCATTACCAGGAGTCGTGTCAATTGATGCTTGAGAAGGCATTTAGCAAGTGACCGTGAATGTTGTGTTGGCGGGACAACTTTGAACAAAACATCCATTCGTAAATGGAATTGATACTGCTGCTGGCCCAAGAACGTTCTTTGGCCACGTCGGAGCGGTCATGCCGGGAGTAAGACCAACTCCAGGTCGTGGTTCGTTTAGACAAGCCAAATCTATCAGATTTGCTGAGAAGATAGTATGGGGAGGAGGAGTTGGTCCGGTTGGAGCCGCTCCTGCATCAACCAAGGTCAACGGAGTTGACTCATCAACAGATGCAGAGGTTGGTTGGGTCATGGTGAAGGCAGTAATCGTTCCAGCACCAACTGTGAGAGCCGTGCCGACACTGGCAGAAGTAACAGTGTGAGCAACCGCGACTAGTGGTTCTGGTTGTTGATCGGTCATATGGTCTTACCCAATGATTTGAGGAGTCCCATAATCCGCTTCCAATTCTTGTGACTCGCCCGTGTCATATGCATCCTTCTAGCAACTGGAGCTCGCACTTCACGCCGCACAATGGACGATACTGGATTAAACTCCGGTGGAGAAACAGATGGAGTCTCTTCAGTGTTATCTTGATCTTGATCTGTCATAGATCACTCCTGTCTTAGTATCCTTCACAGTTACCCAGACCAATGACCACGCCGTAGGTGAAACAGTCTAACAGATCATCAGCACGATCTTCTGTATCACCAACGCGAAATCCCATTATCTGCCCGAGCATATGGTTCTTTGTTACTTGCTTGTATGTCACGATACGATTATAAGCGGTCTCAAGAATCTTTACTTTGCCGCGATAAACATAGCCGCTCGCATTTATGGCTCGCTCTGATTTTCCAAGCTGAGTGAGTTTAGCTGGTAGTTCAGCAACAGGTAGATCTCGTCTTCGGGCTTGCTGGATAAGAATTGATCCGGACCCTTTGTCTTCAATAAGACATCCTTTGCTGCCCACTCTAGCTCCACACTGAATGGCGTACTCCTCGAGATTTCGATATACAACGGGCAACCAGAGCTCAAGCAAGGAACCTTCAATTTGTAAGTATTCATAATCAATGATCTTGAGCCACTTCTCATCCCCAAGTTGCTCGTAAGCCCAATAGATGACCCCTGTGCCATCGTTTTCTTTCCCGGTTTTGACCGCAGTATCGAGCGTCGCATAGACATACAGACAACGTGAAGGGAATGGCTCAGGCTTATCATCTGTCAATAGATTCTTCTGCGAAAAGAATGCTTCACCAGACCAGTCGACGAACTCTGCCAAATATTCCTGTGCATATACGAGCGGGTGATTGTCATGCTCT